GGATTGTAATGTACCTAAAACGCGATATGCCCCATAGCGTGACGCTACGGGGCATGAATTTCGTTATGCTAGTGTGTAAAAATTTGTTGAATTACTCCTCATTAGAAATACTAACAGTAATTCCGTTATCAGTCAAGACCTTAACAAGGTTTTCATAATCGGTTTCAATAACAAAGTTCTTTTTTTCAAGCGTGAAATTAACGAGCACCTTGCTAGCCGGAAGATCCAGCGCGTCGGCTACCGACTTTTTGGCCGCGCGTGCGTCGCGTACGGTTGTATCAAATGTGTAATTCTTTGGCTCACCGTCAACAATCGCGATAGCGTCCACGTGATAGGAATTGACCTTGCAAGAGATGCCGTTGGTGATACGCATGATGTGAATCTCCAATCTGTGACGTGGTGAGGGCCTATCCCTCAACCTTATGAACAATGATACTACTATTTGCGCCTTAAGTCACTACTTTTTTGCTCCAATTCTCGTTGCCATTTCAATAGTTCGCGTTGTTGGTCGCGATACTGTTTGACATTGCGCTTAGCTTGACCACGTGCGGCGCCGTAGAAACCACCACACGCTATCAGTAGCAGAATATATAGCGTTTGCATAGTGTCGCTGTTATATATCATTTGTTTAACCTCGCTTAGCTGGGATGTATAGCCCATTATCAATCTTGCAATCTATGCAATGTACGCTATCGCTTATGCGCTTTTTAATCGAACAATCTGAAATGTAATATTCATATTCAGAAAATTCGAAATGAATTACCTTACCGTCATATGTACAGATAGTTGGCGTAGGTGTACCATCGCTTAGTGACTTGTACAAGCGTCTAATTTCAAAAACGCTAACGTCGGCGTTAATAAATTCTTTAAAGAATTTATTAACCTGTTTGTTTGTAGTAGGCGAATTTATGTAATTATCTGCGTCAAAAATGAACGGATAAAGTCGTACAATCAAGCGTCCATCGTATCGTAGCTGGTTGTATATTCTACAAATGCGCGTGTAGTACGAATAAAAATAAGTGAAATAGTCGTTTACGCAAGTTGCCGCGTTGGAGTAGTGAAATTGCTTGAATTGCATATGCCTATACGTCTTATGCAATTCGCTAGTTTCCTCGCGTGTAAGGCAGTTGCCAAACGCCCTATCAGAAACAACCATCATGCGCGGTGCGCCCCATGCGTTCATTTCCATGATTAATACCCCTCAGTCTCGCTAAGCGTCATTTGTCTATCAACAATCGGTATAAATTCAAACGTGTATTGCATAGCTTCTAGACACATCGATAATGGGTCAAAGTCGGTCAAACCATACGCATGCAGCGCGGCGTGTATCGCGTCGAAACATATATCGCCGTAGCCTGCAAAAACTGCGTTCTTTTCCCTCTCCCATTGATAGTATCCGCGACGTTGCCACGGCATATCGTCGCGCAAGCGTGCGAGAATGCGTCCATTGCGTTTGTCAAGTCGGATACAGCGGCGGCCCTTGGTGTCTAGTACCTCATAGAACGTATGCCGTGGCTTAGTCATTAGAATCGCCCTCACAATCGCTGTAGTCGTATACGTCTCCATTCTACTCTGCGCAAACAACCCACACGCAATCATGGTCACATTCTATGAGACATTGGATTGCAAGGGTTCCGCCATAGACAACGCAAATGTCCTCGCGCTCAATCTGCTTATCTAGCGCGTTTATAAAAGCCAAATACTCACGCGCAGAGCAGGCACTTTGAATAGATTGATTGTACCAATTGGGGCCCTGCGAACGCGCGTTACCGTACAGTTGGAACGTGTAATAGTCTGTACCATTTACAAGCCTATTTACCATATCCACAAAGTCGTTTCTGAAAATCTGCTTTTACGTCGCAATCATCCGGCATGAACATTTTTTTCTCCATTCCCTTAGCAGTGCCGATTGTAGTGTTCCTGAATAGTGCGTATGGTATCGTCGCTCAATTCAGATGTATCCATGTCGCGGTACTGATAAAGTCGTGCACAAATTCGACTTGCCTATCAACGTCCATATAGTCGAAAAACTCATTTAGCACATCTTCCGCGCCGCACACGTCCACAAGAAACTCAAGAGTTTCGTAGGCCGCTTCCCTTGCATCCATGGAACCAGTTGTCATTTCATTACCTCGCATTCGTCGTTGTCCTCGCTTGCTATAAGTACTTTACCACAAAAAATCATCATGCCACGTGGCATAATCAAGTTCACAATTCCTACATATTTGTACCCATGCGTAGTACAATGCACGCGCGTATCACAAACCAACTATAAAGTAAACCCATTAGCGCGATAAGTCACGGAAAACACATACCACATAACATAACGCTGTTACATTATGCCCTATACCGCCCTACACGCGTGCGCTGGCGCGGGTCGGTTCTCGAATCGGCTCGCGATTTTTCCTGGGTTTCAGCAGAAAGACGAGAATGCCGCCCTCGGAAGGTCGCTCCGAGGACGGCATAACATCAAAAAATCAGCTATTCGATTTCTGGTCCCGAGAATCAGACCCTAGCAGCGTAGAAAGCGATGCCCTCGTACGTCCAGCCGATACCTTGCAAGCTGACAGCCTCGTAATGGCTCGCCGTGAACATGTGCTGGCCGTCGTTCGGGTTGTACAGCCTGTAGACGGCGTTCTCCTCCACTGGAATGTCTACCATTTGAACCTCCTTTGCTGGTTCCACGTTGTCTCCCATTGCGTACAAATTCCATGCGTCCTCGTCACCATAGAACACGTCTCCGTCGACTGACATACCGCTGAACGATAGCGAGCTGGTGAACTGCCACATTGCGAGCGTCCAGCCGTCATGCGCGTAGGGACACGTAGCGTCGCTGGGCCAGCCGGTCCGACGCGACGGGTAGCCAGCCAGCCACAGGCCGCACTTGTCCTTCACCCAGCTGTGCGCGAAGTAGCCACGGTTGTTGATGAAGTCCGAGTTGCAGTACACAAGCGGCCAGACGTTCGTGAGCTCGTGCAGGCGCCAGATGAACTCTTCCCCGTCCTCCGTGGAAAGGCTCGAATCCTCGAAATCGAGTATCGGCACACCATGCGTGAAGTAGTTGCGCGTGTTTCGGTAGAAGAACTCGGCTTCAGCCACGCCGCCGTTGTTGCGCATGAAGTGGTAGAAGCCCCATGGCTTGCCGTTGTCGATGCACCACTGCACCCATGGGTCGCAGCACCTATCCACGTAGCAAGTGCCCTCGGTGGCCTTCATCACATAGAAGTCGGCGTCACTCGTTGACAGTTGCAAGCCCTTCTGCCAGCTGCTTATGTCGATTCCGTATAGCATATATAGTTACCCCCTTGCTTCTCTGCTGATGAACGTACCTGTGTCATAGTTGAATGCAATCATGTTCCTAAGCCTTCCTGTCGAGCAAGCAGTCGGACCAATCCTTGTGATGCAAAGTGATTGCGTTCCAGTAGACCATTCGTATAGGTTTATAACAGCATCACTAACATAGTTCGAAGTATGGCTCCTATAGACGTCGTTGTATTGGTCGTGCAGGCTGCTACCACAACATATCATTGGAAATCTGTTCTTTTTGTTTCCAGATATGAACGCACCGTCTGCGTGCTCGTGTCCGAAAATCCAGCATATTACCTTAAGTCCACTCTCTGCATATTCAGTTACAAGCTCGTAGCTCTTGTTCATGAACGGATACACACTAAATCCTACATCATGTGCATACATGGTCCAATCATAGAAGTACGTGTCATACGTGAAGTCGCATGTCTCCTGCAATACAGCGTATTCGCATATCTGGTGTGAGCACAGGAACACTGGCACATTGCCGAAAGACACTCTACAAGCAGTTTCTCAAGCCAATACCACTCGTTGTAATACGCATCATTTCTAGCAGTATAGTCTATACCGATTACCCTGCAATCTTTGAGGTCTTTGTACCAGTATGTGGTACCATGCTCAATCGTGATTCCAGTGCTGTTGTCCCTGAAATACTTCTGATACGCTTCCTCCTGCGTGGGTTGCAAGTCCCATCTGTATCCAGTGCTTATCGCGCCTTTGTCAAGCAACATGTCATGGTTTCCAACGCACACTGCAAAAGGCTTTAGCATGTCTGCGTAGTCTATTGAATCCGAGAAGGTGTCATGTGATATGTCGCCAGTATGTACGACTAGGTCAACGTCTCGTATCGACCTTATTGCTGCAAGCGCGCTTGCCGTGCCTGTTGTGTCAGCGTGTGTGTCAGTAACTTGCGCTATCCTCATGGCTAAGCAACTCCGTATGCGCGAAGGAACACAACCGCAGACCCAGCCATGTCCAAATCGCAGTCGCTTGGGACACCGCTGTTCGTGCCAATATATCCGTCTTTGTTCATTCCGATGCCAGTCCAACTAACAAAATCACTGCTAGAGTTTGACTTTACACCAATTGCATTAAGCCTTATGTTGTTAGCTGTAGTGTGCGGTACGTAGCTTGGAAGCCTAAAAGGAGTCGTAGCACTAAAGAAGGTTCCCACAGGTGTTCCCTTTGGCACATGGAACATAGTAATCACAAGCATTGTGAGTTCGGGAAGGTAGAATCCACTCAAGATTACATCGCTATTAGGAACTACCATTCCTACGTTGTCAGCCGTGCTGTCCTTGCTGTCGAAATGCCGAATCGTGATTCCCTTTATCAGAGACTCAAGCGCCTGCGCGTCCAGCTTGTCTCGCGTGATTGCGCCTGCCTGAATGTCGCCCGACTTGATTGGGAAATGCGCAGCAAGCGTGCTGTCCGCTGCCTTGTATGCAGCCGTTATATCAGCAGAGAGCTTTGTATCAGCAGCAGTATATGCAGCCGTGATATCGCTCGAAAGCTTCGTATCGGCCGCCTTGTACGCATTCGTAAGGTCATTTGACAGCTTGGCATCAGCCGCCTTGTATGCGGAGTCGATTCCCGTCACCGTGTTGTTTAGCGCGGATATGGACTTTGCATTGGCGTCAGCCGCAGACTGTGCAGTACCAGCCTTGTCCCTAGCCTGATTCGCCGCTTCGGTCACGACAACGAGGTTGTTCGAGAACTCGTGCAGCTGCGTGTCAATCTTGGTGATTGCACCGTTGTACTGGTCACGCAGGTTAGGCTTGTCGTTGTCGGTGTAAAGGTCGAGATTGTAGTTCTGCGTGTATTCACTAGCCATGCTTATCTCCAATCTATGACTGCTTGAAATAGATGATACCAGAAGACGTTACCTTTGCTCCACTAAGGTTTGCAACAGTAAGCGTCTTGTCTGTAGACGTATTAGGCGCGAAGACCTGTACGCCATCTACCTTTGTGCTAAGAGTTCCCATTTGAGTCTCTATGCTTTTAAGTTTGGTGTCGATAATTTGCATTGCCGCATTGTGCACGCCAATTAGGTCTACAGAACCGGTGCTTGAGAACTCTGGAAGTGAATAGTTGGTAGTTGCCATTGTCAGCTCCTAAACTCTTCGGGTATGAATACTGTACCATCGTCACGCAACTTTGCCACGTTGAGCTTTGTGGCGTCAAATATTCCATTTGTAGTGTAATTGGCAGACTTAGCCTGGAAGTCATCAGAAAGGTCGAACTTGTCAACGAGCCAGTAGCTCATTACTGCAAGCCCCCTGACACTAAGATCACAATTTGCCAAATCGCTAACGGTCATTTCAAGAGAGTTCAGCTTCTTTATGGTGAGTGCATGAACGGCCAAATCGTTGAACATGTCACGCTGTGCTTGTTTGCTTGACGTGAACTTGCCGTGTTGTACGTTCCATGACATTACACCGACGGACAACTCGTAAATCTCTGTGCGCAGGCTGGCAAACGTCTCGCGCATCTCCTGCTGGTATGTTGCGAACTCTTCCGGCGAGACGGCCTGTATCCTGTCGATAGACTCGGCAAGGTATGTGCCATATTCGGCCAGCTTGCGCAGCTCCTTGCACATGTCCTTGATTCGCTGCTCCGAGCTGTACACGTCCCAGTAGAACGAGGGAAGCGCGGGTGTAGTGGACACGAACTCTGAGTAGGGCGTCATTCTCCTACCATCATTGCAGCATGTGTTCATCGTCATCACTCCCCGCGAACGTGGAGAAGTACCTGAACAGCCTTGTGTCGGCGAACTCGGGCCACGCCAATGACACGTTCTCAAGGATTGACGCAAGCTCCATCACAACGACGTACCAGCACACGACCTCCGTTGATGGAATCTCGGCCTCGATTCCGCTCACGTGGCCAAGGCCGACACCCAGCAGATAAGCCACGGCAATCAGTACCAGCACCATCACCTTGTGCCCGATTCCCTCCCGCATCTTTGTCGAGCTTATGTCGTGTCTCACAGCAGCGCCGACGAAACCAACGGCAATGTCCGCGAGCATCATGAGACACGCCATGATGATGCTCCACGTCTGGGACTCCGTCATAGGCGGTAGAAATAGCTGGTCCAAATGGAACCACCTCCTAGAAGCTGTTTGTGTTCACGGTGAGCAGGCATGAGAACAGCGGACTCATGTCGTTCACAATCATCAGGTCAACGTCGTTATAGTCAGTAAGCCGCTTTGCCGTGTCTATGACGTCTCCCTGTCTGATTCGCTGGAACTCGCGGTCGTTGCCGGAGCTTGCGTAGTCTCCGTTGTCGCCTGATAGCTGCGTCTGCGGGAAGTCAGAGTATATGTCGCGTCCCTTGTACCACTCCGAGCTTCCGCCATACAGCTCCGGTGACTCCGACATGATTTTGTAGAGAGGAATGTACTTCGGCATTATCTCCCTCATGCGGCGGATGAACTCGTGCATCCAGATTCCGGGCGGAACGAGCGAGATTTCGCGGTACCAGTAGTGGTCGACCAGCTTCTCCCTGAGCCGCGTGTCCTGCTCAACGCTGTAGGACGGCCACTCCCAGTCAGTGAGCTGCCTGTCGCAGAAGCCATCCTCCACAAGCTCGCAGAGCTGTATGGTCACTACCGCGTGGTAGTCTGGCTCCGGCTCGTATGGCTCGATGGTGTCAATCATTGGTTCGCCGCCTTCGCTATGGACTGCATGTTGTGCGCGAGGTTCCAGTTGTCGCTCTCGTTGTCCTGTCTCCAAACGACCTTAATCGGTGCGTCAAGGTACTCGCCGAATCGCGAATTGAGTTCGTCGGCCACCTTGCGCCGTTCCGTGAGGGCGCTTGCCGCGATTAGCGATGCAGGGTTCTCCTGCGCCCGAATCTCGTCCTCCGTCTGGCGCTCCTGCTTCATGGTGGTGTTCTTGATTCCGAGCATCGTGTAGACGCGGCCCCAGACGTTCTGCTCGTCAACGGCAAGCTCCTCGCCGAGGAACGTGACGCCAGTCTGTAGCGCCTGGTACTCAATCTGCTGAAGGTCGCTGGTGCCGATTACCGCAGGCTCCCCTCCCGCCACCTGCTTGAAGAGGTTCACCATGTCCTGCTTGCGCTCCTGCGGTCCAGTAAGGATGAATGGAATCTGCTGGTGCAGCCTGTTGACGCGCCTGGTGATGCGGATGTGGGCAAGCTCGTTTGCGTACAGCTCGATGCCGTCCATGAGCGGGTAGCGCGTCTCGTTGTCGTATGCCACCACGCCCTGCCTTCTGTCGCACATGTAGCGCGTGCCGTTGGTGCCGATTGCGTTCCACCTCACCGCGCGGTCGTACATGTCTGGCTTACCAAGCGGCGCGCATTGCAGCGTCAGGAACGTACCGGGCATGGCCTTCGGGAACGCGATTGACGCCATGCCCTGATGCACGAGCGTGAGCTCGAGGTATCGCTCGTCGCATGACGGCGGCAGGTTGAGCCACCTGAACCGGCTCACCGCCATCTTTGTGATGACGTCGATGTAGTAGTGATACAGACGATTGTTCAGTGACGCGCTCTGCCACAGCTCCATGGAGCCGTTGTGGCAGAACGGTCTCCTAGTGCCGTCATTGCGCTGCTTTCCGCCCCTGCGTCCCATCTGGCACCACTCCCCTTCCGGTCGATTGTATCCTTTTGCCTGCCATGTGTCAACCTATGACTACTGGTGCGTGACCGTGCCGTCCTGCGACACGGTGCCTAGGGAGAGCGGCACTGCGAGCACCTTCTTGAGCACCGAGTTGGCGTCATCCCTGAGCGCGTCGTATGCGGCGCACTGGGCGTTCATGGTCTGAATCTCGGTTGCCTGCGCGAGCTTTGTCACCTCGTCGTTGTGCGCGTTCTGTACGTGATAGTCTATGAGCGACTGAATCTCCGCATCGGTCATTCCTTGGAACGTCTTGAGCTTCAAAAGGTCATGCACCGACCGTTGGGCCTGTTCCGTCGTGGTTCCGTTCGTGCTGGCTGGTGCCTGCGTGGTGGTATCGTCAGTTGTCATAGATTCCTACCTTCCCAATGTCGTTCGGGTCGCGCCATACCGTGACGCCGTTCCTGAAGATTCTCCTGATTGTCGCGCCTATATCGGCGCTTGCGACGTTCCTCACGTCAACCCATATGTCGGAACCCTTCCAGTAGGTGAAGTGCTTCATGAGGTTCAGGCCGCTCCTTTCGACGTCCCAGACCTGCTCCAGCGCGTAGCCGTATCGTGCGAACTGGGCGGCGGTCTGTGCTATCGCCGATTTGCTCTGCGTGCGGAGCCTTATCTGCATGCCGTTCATGCCGTAGCACATCCCGGTGCCGTCGCCGGACACCTCGGTGAGCTGCGTGGGCGCTCCCCTCCTTGCGTCGTACATGCCGACCATGCAGTCGTTCTGAGAGGTCTCCAGCGTCTCCTTGTCGTTGAGCACGCCAATCTCGCGCGTCCTGTCGGCATTCGCGACGGACGTCGCGTTGGTGGCGTCCGCGTCCGCGATTGCCGTGTCGTGGGTGCGACCGGAGTTGCCCACGCTGGCGTTGTATGCGTTCGTCGCGTTCGTGGTAGCCGTGCTGTAGTTGTTGTCGCGCTGCGTCCCTAGGGCGGTGTTGTTGTTGTCCGTCTGGCTCGTCCTTGAGTTCGTTCTGCTGTTTGCGTGTTCTGCTGCGCTGTCTGTATGTGCCTTGAGACGATGTTGTTGTTCGCGTTGACGTTGGCCTTTGTGACGTCCTCGGATGCCTGTGCCGTTAGGGATGCGTTGGAAGCTGCCGCCGAAGCGCTGATGCCTGCGGTTACGTATCCAGTCACGCCGCCTGCAAGCCGCTCCGATTGCGCCCATGAGCGGGTCACCGCCCCCTGCCATCGCGCCGCTGACTGCTCCCTGCATGGTGCTGCCTGCCTACGTTGGCGTCGTTCGTGTTCTTTGTGGTTGCGATTGAGGTCTGGTTGTTGGTCTCGGTCGTGGAAATAGACACGACGTTCGTGTCGTTCGTGTCCCATCTTGCGGACGTGTTTCCGTTCGTCATTATGTCGGATGACGCGGAATTCGCCACCGCCGTGTTCGCGCTCGCCGCAGCGATGGTGGCGTTCGTGTTGTCACGCGCAGCCGTGGCGAGGTTGTCGGTGTTCGTCCTAGTTGTCTGTGCCAGCACGTTCGCGTTGATCTGCGCCGTTCCCGCGTCGCGCGTCGAGTTCGAGTGTGCCGTGTCCGCGGACGCTACGCCGTTCGTCCTCCCGAGGTTCGCGGAGCGCACCGCGCTAGTGGTAGCTCGTGAGCGCGTGAAGCTGCGCGTTCGTGAACCCCTTTGAGTAGTTGTCCAGCATGTAGCCGGTCTCGGCGTCCATGTACAGCGCGAACGTGGGTATGTCGAAGCGGAACGTGAGCCTGTCCCAGTCGCCCCTCGGAACCTCGCGTCTCAGCTCCATGCCGCTCAGGCTCTTCCAGACGTAGGAGTTGGAGCCGCTTCCGCCGACGCCTGTCAGGTACACCCTTGAGTCGAGGACTGGGAATGCCACCGAGACGAGCATTTCCATGCCAAGTCTTCCGGTGGTGCTCTCTATCCTCACCTCGGACGTGTGTCCGTTGTCGTCAGAGACCTCTATCCTTGAGTACGGGTACGTGTAGAGCTTCGCGAACGCACCCTCGCTTCTCGTCGAAGCCGAACTTGTCCCTGCTCAGCTCGTATGTTCCTATGCTCTGCCTTTTCCCGCTCACGCGGTATACGGTGTGCCCGCACAGCCTGTGGGTCGAGCGAATAAGCACCATGTCCTCGGACACGATGAACAGCGCCTTTATCGTCCTCAGGAATGCGGGTGACTGGCTTGCCACGTCTGCGAGGAAGGTCGCGTCAGATGCAGGTACCGGCATAAACCTCCAACGAGGTGGGCACCATGCCGTCAGGCTCGTTCTGCTGCGAGACGCACGCCTTCAGATTAGTGTAGTCATAGCCATTGCCCACGTTGTACCCGTTCACCTGCAACTGGTATCCGTACCAGTCCGAGGTGTCTGAGTACGTGGGCTTAGAGTACGTCGCGCCTGTTCCGATGGTGCCGGACGCGCCACCTGTCAATCTGCTCCACCCCGGTCGTGCTGGCGAACACAATCAGCTTGTTGCCAGAGCCGACGGGAATGTACGCGGAGTCTCGCACAACGTCGCTGTCATCATAGTTCACGTCTGGTGCGAGCAGGTACCTGTTGTTCTCAAGCGGGTTGCTGAGATATCTGTCAACGTCTGTCGCATGTACCGGGGCATGGCCGCGCTCCAGCATCATGTACCGAAGCACAGAGCTATTAATAAAGTTAGTCCAAACATCAGGGCGTATAAAAACCGTCGTAGTGTTAGGAGCAGAATACACAGCATCACCAACAAAGAAGTACCAGCGACTAACGCCGCTCTCCGTCTCATTCTGGATCGGCTCGCCTTCCGAGGTCGCGAATGGAATGTCTACGAAAAGATAGTTGTATCGGCTGGCAACGTCGTATGGCAACGGCAGCTTTATCGAGCCGTCCGGTACGATTCTGGCGTTGCTTTTGAGAGTGATGGTGTACGAGTCCTCTATGGAGTCGAACCAAGCGTCCCTTTCTGCGTCGCTGTCGAACTTCACCGCATTCTCGTACTCGCAGTCCCATAGCACGTTGACCATGTGGATGCGCGTGTCCGGCGTCCACCGCGTGTAGTCGAACGTGTTCCTCAGCTCGTAGGGAGCTACGGTGCCCATGTTGGGAAAGCCTGTGTCTGCAAGGTGAGAGAAGTCCATTGTCACGCTCCAGATTGAAATGGTGGGCGCACCATTGGCAGATTCCTTGGTGCGCCCACCTGTAGTGACTTACAGCTACGCGCCCTTCTTGGTCACTGTCGCGGTGACGGATGCGGTGAGCGGCGTGGTCGCTCCGCTCGGGTTGACGTAGGTGCTCTTGACGGCAACGTTGATTACGTCACCATACTGGAGCCTGTTCGACACGTGCAGGACGCCGTACTCGTCCACGCGCGTGGCAGGCGAGCTCACGGCAACGGTGCTGGAGCCGGACTTCCTCGTCACGGTCACGTCGTAGGTGGCTGCGTTCGGCGCGACCTCGATTCCCTCCACACCAGTCGGGCGAAAGCGTGCCGGTAAGCTTCGCGTGGATTGCGGTGCTCTCGCCGAGGTCGGGCGTGGCGTTGTCGATTGTGGCGGAGATTGCGGTAACCTTCTGGGTAACAGTGGTGACGCTGGTCGCGGCGTCCGTGGTGAACGCGATTGCGGGCACGAACGGCGACACGCTGTAGATTCCCCAGTGGTGCAGGAAGTAGTTGGTGCCGAGCGTCTTGGGTTGTACATCGAGTTAGTCTCGTACACGGTGTCGTAGCACTGGAAGAAGTCCTCGGTGGTGAGGAATGGCGACCACGTTTGGCATGGGGAACTCGTCGACCTCGACGGTGCGGTACTTGATGTCGGCCTTGTCGAGCTGGAACACGGACGCGAGGGTGTTCACGTCGATTGCAGCCTGGGTGTCGGGAGTCAGGAGCAGCACCAGTTCGCTGGGCTTGACGAACACCGGAACGTCCTCGATTGCCTTGCAGTTGTAGATGGTGTTCGGGAAGCGGAGCTTTCCGGCATACGAGCGCACCGCCGTGAGGAACTCCTTCCCGGTGGTCTCGTCGGTAGGTGCGGCGCTGAGGTGGTGCTTGTAGAAGCCCCACTTGTTGTCGTAGAAGGCGAGAAGCTGTAGCATGATTCTGTACTCGTCGTACTCGTCCGCATTGATCGGCGTGTTCATGAACGCCGCTACGAGCTTGTTCAGGCCGTAGCTGTCGGTGAAGGCGGTGCGCAGCTCCTGCTCGTTGATGGTGATGTCGTACCTGTCACGCCTGTTCTGGGAGTGGTACCACGTCGCCACGTCGGGACGCGCCATCTTGAACACGTCCTCTGCATCGTCCACGTAGGAGTGCGCGCGAATCCACTTCGGCACCATCTCCTGCACCGAGTTTCCGTACATGAGCTTGTTCTTCTTGAAGATGCCGAGCGGGTTCGAGAACGCTGCTGATGCACGTAGGTGTAACCGATTCGCATCACCAGCGAGTCAATGAACTGGTTGTAGTACTGCCTGTTCATGGGGTCGAAAAGCGCGTCCATGGTCGCGTCGATTCCATGCTGCGTCGGGTCTGGAATCCTCTGCTGGAAGTCGTTGGTCCCGTTGAGCCATACGTTCGCGAGGATTGTCGCGTTGTCAGTTGCCATATATGCTGCTCCTGTTCCTAGTCGTTGATTACGAGGTCGAGAACGCCATCGTCCATGCCATCGTCAGATGCGGAATCGTCCGCGTCGGAGCCGGTGTCATCGATTCTCGATGCGCTCACGATTGCTGCCTGTGCGTCCGCGAGCTGCGATAGCCTTGCGTCGATGTGTCTCATGTACTGGCGCATCTCCTCCTCGAACCGTTCGTCGTGCTCCGCGTGGTCCGAGACGATTTCCTCCGTGCTGTCCCGGAGCTTGCGTCGTTGCCCTCGTTATCAGGCGCGTCGTTCCTCTCCTCGTCTGGGGCCTGCGTATCGTCCTGCCTGTCGGTGTCTGCCATCCATCCCACCTTCCTCTGTGTCTCGTTCATGTCGTTCAAATGCAAAGCGGCCAGCCACGGTGCGCTGCACTGTGGCTGGCCTGATTGTATACCAGACGGTCATTCGATGCAATCGGCTGAAACGACGGGTTGGGTTCGCGCGGCGTGCGCTGCACTCAAGCAGAACCATCCGCACAGCCGCTACTCGCGTCATGCAAGGTGCCATCCGGTGTGTCTCAGATTGTACCACCCTCCGTCGGGCTGTCAACGCGCGCTTCCAGAATCCACGCCCTGTCGCGCCCCTTCCACAGGTCCCCGAATGCGTCCTGCTCGGAGAAGCCGTGGCCCATGAGCCATATCTTTGCTTCCGCATAGTCGGAGAACACGCCAAGCAGGTTCCCCATAAGGTCGTTTGGCAGCTCGCGCCCTCCGTCGTGCATCACTGCGTACACGTACTCAATCATTCCTGCTCCAATCACCTTATGCCGAACATGGCGAGAACGTCCCCGAACTCCATTTCCAACAGCTCGTCCTCGTACCTTATGAGACCATAGTAGTACATTTCTGCGACGTAGCGCATGGTCGCGCTGAGGTTGTGCGCTGCGACGTAGTTTATCGAAGCGTCGTTCCTAGTCAGCGAGAACACCGGCTTTCCCGTGTTGTTGGGTACCTTCCTCGTCACGTGGTAGTATCCGTTGCTCTCGTCAAGCCATATTCCGTACAGTCTCCCGTTGCAGGACTATTCCGAACGAGAACGTGGCGTTCTTCGGCTTCTTGAGTATGAAGTCCTTGTTCGGGTGCAGGAACTTGTTCTCAAGTGTCACCTTTCCCGCTTCCGTGTTAGCGACCATTCGGCCAGCAACTGTTCCCGTGGCCTTCTCGACGCTGTATTCCCCTGGGTCAACGTAGTGCAACAGGAACGTCTTTCCCTTGTACCACCTGTATCCGAACATCAGGTCCTGTTCCAACGCCGTATGCCGCGAAGTACGGGTTTGCTATGTCACAGGCGTTCGCAAGAAGGTACACCCTCGGTCTGATTGACTTTGTGTCTGCACGCTCGCGCGACACGGTGTCGACGATGTTCGCAAGCGTGCCGAACTCGTTGGTTAGGTACCTGTGGTACCTGTCTGAGCGCTCGATAATGGCCTCGTCGAATATCAGTCTCTTCACATGGTCGAAACGTGCGCTTCTTCATTCGCTGTGCGGAACTCAACGAGACGAAATACCCAATGAGCTTCCAGTTCGGCTTCTTGCCGTCATCCTTGTCTGCGATGTACGCATAGCGCGCATCGGTCTTGAACATGTAGTCGCTGAACTCGGGCAATTCCGAAAGCCTGTTGAAGTAACCGTCAGACACACCGGATAGTTCGTTGTTGTATCTGGTAATCTCGACGAACCTGGAGCCGTCCTTGATAAAGTCCCTTATGCACTGCCTTCTTAGACCGAACGTCTTGCCGATGCCACGTGCGCCAATCACCATGGTAACGTCTGCGTCGTATGAGAGCGTCTTCGCCCAGTCGTAGAACTCAGCCATCTTTCAATCACAGCCAGACCGCTACCAGAGACAATACCATTACGATTACCATGAAGATGTATAGCATGAGCGTCACAAAATCGATTCTTTCGTTCATCATATCTCGCACTCCATTATCGTCTCGATGCCGTCGCTACCCTCGCGCTTGACCCACACTCTCTTTCCGTCCGTCCCGACGAACCTCGTCGCGGTGTCCACGTCCCTGCCGTACTTGCGCCTGAGATACGACACGCTTGATGCGTTCGTGAACTTCAAAGTCTCGCCGAGCCACCTCCCGGCTGGGTACAGCGCGGGTGACTGGTGCGACGTGACGGGTCGCGTCTCGCCGCGTGCGTCAGTCACGCTTGAATCATACATGTCAATCGCCTTCGGCTGGTGCTTCTCCAGTGCGTGCGAGACCGAGGATTCCACGAACACGTTGTAGCCTATCGCTTCCTGCAACACGTCCTGCACCGGGTATCCCGCGTTTATGAGCGACGTTATCACGGTCTCGATGTTAATCTCGCCTATCGGGCGTCGCAGTCCGGCGCACGTGACGTGCGCCCTCTCGCCGTCCCACGACACGCGGCACTTGTTCCACAGCTCGATGTGCCACGGGTAGTGCTCGCCACGATTCTCTATGTCGAACGAGCCGATTCCCTTGAGCGAGGACGCCTTGTCGGGCCAGTTCCTGCGAATCCTGCTCATGGTGCTGTCAATCGCCGCCTTTGACGCATCGGCTATTGGTTCCAACGCCTTTGCCAGCATGTCGTCACTAACGTCTGCGTCGCATGAGACCTTCATGGAGTCGGTGTCACCGCCGAGAACTCGCGTCCTGTCACCAAGTCCTCGATACAGAAGCTCCATGCTGATTACCATGTGCATACGCGAGCCGCCGACGATTCTCAGACCGTATGTGTAGAGCACTCGCAGATTCCCCGGTTCGTGGTCCTCATAGTTCTCCGCCGTTACCTTTGTCGTGTCATCAATGACCAACTCCCCATGCTCCACCTTGTACGACGGCCTTCTCACGTCCTGCGCCTGCGTGCCGTAGATGCCGTTGAACATGCCCTTGACGGTACCCGTGTACCAGCTCTCGAAGAACTGCGGGTCGCACGTGCCGTTTCGCAGCTCGTTGGCGATTCCCTCCGGTATGCCGCTGAGATTGTACGGATACGGTTCACCATACTTATAGTGCTTGGAAATGAACTTTGCCGCACTCTTCATTTCGAAAAGCTCGTTGCTCTGTAGCGTGACGAAATCTGGCGGTGTCCTGAACTTCGCCGTGGCTTCTCCGAACAGCGCTTCCATGGAATCCCACTCGTACACCTGCCCTAGGCACCAAAGCTCCGTCTCAGAGACGTTCATTATGGCGCTGTCGGCTCGATAGAGCTTACCGAACGCGAAGAAGGCGTTGTTTGCCACGTCGTGCCAGCCGTAGTGCCTGATGCAGTTGTCCTGCAACAGGTTTCGCTCGTCCTCTCCGAATCCCTCCTGATACATTAGCTCCTTCTTGAACTTCGATGCAGGCTCAAGCGCGATTCCCCATTTGTCGAAGCAGGTGCCCTTGCGCAGCCGGATGTTGTCGAACCTTATGCGCGCATGAATGGCAACGTCGAACGGCCTGTCGTAGTTGTCGAGAACGTACTGCATCGGTGTATCCAGAATCCTCTCCGCGAATACGTCCATATCGTGATTGGAGACAACGACGAAATCCTCTGGCATTTGCCTGCCATTGATGAACGTATGATGCATACTGGTGACGTCAAGAGATACGACATTCTGAACTACCTCCGAAGCCGTGGCAGCTGCCGTGAACGTGAAGCCGCCACGAAAGCACGCCTTGCGGAGCGCGTACTGTGTGAACGTTGGCGCGTCCTCACTCTTGCAGTGCTCCATGAACGCCTTGTCAAGCGTGAGTCTCTTACCATCGCGCTTCCCGACCGTGATTGAGCCAATCTCGCGACGTGCCATCTGCCTTACGATTGACGTCTTTGTGAGTACGCGGTTTCCCAAGTCATCCTGCTTCATCCACTCGTTAGACCTGAGAAGGTAGCGCAGGTACATGGGGATGACTTGCGTGTCTCGACCTGCATAGTGCAGTTCCAACTCGGTGAGCGGCGTGTCTGGCGTCCTGATTACGTCATAGTCCCAGTCACCCACAGCTTTCGGCAGGCCAGCCGTCTCTCCCATCGCCTTAAGGCCGCGCATCTCAAGATGATACGTATCCCAGAACCTGAGAAGCATGTTGTCTGTATCTTGCTCATACAGGTCTATTGTGTACACGTTCGTGCTGCTCTGGGCATTGACCTTCATATCATACTTTGAGTCAAGCGTTTCCATTAATGGCTGCAAGTCGAACATGAGGTTGTACGCGCAGATGATTGGAACCTTTCCGTCCATGAGGCCAATCTGGATGTAGTCTTCGATTGCTGCAATCATTTCGTCCTCGTGGCGATAGAATCGAATGTCATCGTCGCGTTCAGGCTCGTAGTTCTTTAGGTCAACGTCAACGATTCTGTTGTCAATGAACAATACTGGAAATGCGTAATGCTCGTCACCGTCGTTGATGTTCGTTGTCTCGGTATCGTATGAGCTTACAATCTCAAACTTCCTACGCTTTCTCATAGATACCTCGTCGTTTGACTCACATTGGCGCAACCGGAGACACGTCTGAAACAGCTGCCGCAGTGACAATCGGCATATAGCGAACTTCTGCGTCGTTGTCTGCGAGTACATCATAGGCCCATTCCTTTTCTCCGTCAGTGTATTTGTCCGGATTTGCGACTATGTCCTTCGCCTTGGCAACGTCGGCGTTGCGCTGGTCGGACATGACATATTTGAAGATGCGCTGTAGATCGCTCGACCCAATCTCTCCCTTGTAATGCTCTATGATTGCGTCGAGACGATGCTCTACTGATACGTCTGGCCTGTCCCATGCCCTCTGCGTCGCACGGAAGAACACCTTTACCTGCGAGCTTGTGATACCAGACATTTCCTCGCCAAGCGACCTATCTGGGTTCCTCGTGGGGCCTTGGTATGACTTGCTGCCCGCCATGTTCAGTCTCATTGCGAAGGAACGATTGCGCTGCTGAACTCCACGCAGTGGAAAGTTCTCAATCATGCTGCGTAGCTTCTCGACACCACGCAAAACCTGTGATTCTGAATGTATGCGCTTTCCGGTCTTGGTGCTGTATGTTCTCGTACTGAGAATGGCTTCTCGCATCATACTTATGTCATGCTGAATCTGCTTCTTGTATGACGCGCTGTTTGCGTTCTTCTTCTGCTTCTTTAGGTCGGCAATCCTCCTTTCCGCCTTCCTGCGCAAATTACGCACCTCGTTGTAATTTTGCGACATAGTAGTTACCTTTCCTAATGAGAAGGGGATGGGACCTGAATCCCATCCCCTCTGCCAAGTCGGTGAAGCCTTGTTTTAAGCTGGGATGATGGTCTTGAGCGTGTTCCCGTTGTTAAGGTTCTGGGAGATGCACTTCACGTCCACGGGCTTGCCGTCGTGAAGGTCGCCGCCCCAAAGCGCCGCAATTACCTTGAGAGAGCGCGTCACGCCGTCTGACTGGGAGAAGAGGACCGTTCCATCGTCGAGGACGAGGTAGTTGTTGGTGCAGTTGGCACCGCTCTGGGCACGGACGCCGGGAGTGGTGATAACGCCGGCGAGGTGAAGAACCTCGTTCATATGATCCTTAAGTGGCTCGGAGCCGTTGAGCGCCTTAGCGATTGCGACCTTGCCCTCGGTGGTCGTGTGGTCGAGCGTGCAGATGAATCCCTCGGAAATGTTGAAGTCGTTGATGACAATCTCGGTGGTCTCGGACATGGTTAGTTCTCCTTTGCTTTCTTGGTTACGTGGTCGGCGTTCTCCATGAACGCTTCCATTGGCATTGAAACTGAATACTCTTCCTTGCTGATGTTCTTCACAAGAACTCGCGTGCGATTCAGCTTCTTTTTACACGCGTTGGTTGCTCTGACGATGTTGGTGTAGTCACCATATAACTTGACCTGTTCCTGCTTGGTGTCGTTGTTCTCGTCGACGTACAAGCAATCACAAATGGTGATTGGCACAGTTCGGCAGATTCGCGTCATCGCACCCATTCTCTCGTACCTCCCCTCGCGCGTCTGTGGTATCCTTGGCTTGTGCTTGGCTCTGCGTTGCTTGAGCCGCATCACGGAAGCGGGCCCCTCTTCCGTGTTACTAAGAAGTATTATAGTGATTGGCAGTTTTGCTGTCAACAACTTTTTTCTAGCCATTTTGGCGATTTCGTTATGCTGTTGGAGCCGATTTCCGTTACGAAACTTGGCACTACGGTGATTTTGT